GCGATGAGTCATTCTTTAGATGTATCAGATGCCGCACCAAACACAAAAACATTTGCAAGTGTAGATACTAATGAAAATAGTTTAGGTTCTACTGATAGTATATCTGGATATTTACCAACAAATTATACTGCATTAAGTAATGCAACATTAAATTATTTAGTAACAAAAGGTTGGACTAGTGTAGGTGCAACAATTTTTAGTGGTATCTCAGTTTATCACGATAATGGTCCTACTTACAAAATAGATTTTGATTCAAACTCAGGTGGTTCTACGATCGTAAGTTCATCTGCAGATAGTGAGTTATTTGGTTTAGGTGGGTTAACAAGTGGTAACGCTACTGAGTTTAAAGTTAGAATTATTGCAACACAATCTTTTAGTGATGTATCTTCTAATTCAAATCCAGATGAAGGTTCTAATAAATTTACAACCCAATCATTTCACGATATTACAACTACATCGTTTGGTACATCAAATGGTGTAACATTAGCTAAAATGGTAACTGCTCAACCAGCAGTAATTCCATCAGCATTTCAAGATGGTAAATTTGCTGATGTGGGTGGAACTACTATGAGTGGTTCTTTAACAAGAAGATTTTCTGGCTCAAATGCAAGTCTAATGAATGATTTTACTTCAGTTTCAGCTAGTGGATATTACAAGTTTCACGATATGAAAGTTGGTATAGCAACTGGCTCTTCTGGTGCATTTACTTTTGTAAATGGTTCAGATAAAAATAGATTTTGGGCTCCAGTGGATACTATAGAATCTGCTATTGGAACAAATTCACTTGCTGATTCAGAAACAACACATAGAAGTTTAACTGTAACATCAAGAAGTTTAAGTGGTGCTCCTTATATGTTAGATGGTACTTATGAAGTCTCAACTAAAATTACAGGATTATTTAATCCAATGTATGCCGCATCAACAACTTTAGTTGATATGACAGCAGGTTCAGTTGGGGTAGGTAGTGTTTCAATAAGTGGTGATACAATTTCTACGAGCGGGGGAACAATTCAAACGAGTGGTAAAGTTTTCCAAAGTGATGGAACTACTGCAGTAAATAGTGGTGTTCCAAGATACAATGATATTGCAAAAATTACAGGTTCAGTTACATTTGATAGTGGTAATGATGATAATATTAATCAAAGTGGATTTTCAGATACATCATTTACAGTTGCTACAAAAGCGAGAAATAGAAATAGTTCACAATCCACATTAGATACACAAACTATTACATATCATACTGCTGGAACATTTGGACAACATACGGATAGTGGAAGTTTAGGAATATATGGAAGAGCTCAAGGATACGATGGTAATAGTTTACAAGATACTACAGAAACATTTAGTGGTGAAGATTTCAGAATAGTGATTGCAGATAATGTAACTGCATTTAATGGAGCATACTTTACTACAGATTCTTATCAAACAAATGATGCTGGTAATTCTGTATTAGGTAATTATGATTTACAAGTTAAGCCAGGATTCTTAGTAGATCCAGGCGGTAGTTACAGATATTGGTTTAAAAATAACTTCGGTAGTGGTACATACAAATATTATATAAGAAGATTCCAAAAAACAAGTGGTACAAAAACAAGTATGACTGTAAATTTAAGTAGTAAAACATTAGTAAATTGGAATTCTACTTCGGATGGAATAGCTTGTGCATTGATATTAAAAAGTGGTACGAGTGCAGGAACTAATACAAGTATAAGCACCGCTAGATTATATGACCCAAGTGCAACAACAAGTAACTTGATAGAAGCAGGTGTGAGTGCAGATAACTTTAAAAATCCATTCTCAAGTGATATAGATTTATATGGTAATACGGGTGGTAGTGTAAATAGTGGAACTTACACAGTTCCAATAAGAAACGCAGATGGAATGTTTTTAGATGCGAGTGATAATGAACTTTACGTGGTAGTAAGATATAAAGGTGACCCGGCACCTATATCAGCTATAACATTAAGCTATAGTTAAGGTAAGTAATGGCGATAAATTTAGAAAAAAAATCAAATAGACTGTTAGGTGGAAGAAGATTTACAAGCGCTGATTTAAACGCTTCTCAAGAGGCATTTGCTTCAGTATTGGATATAAGAGCTAGTGAGGTTTACACTCAAGCTAGTCTTATACCTACAGGCTCTTTACCTTTTAGTGGTAGTTCACAAAGTGGTAAAACGTTTACAAGTGGTAGTGGTAATAAAGGTATAATGAAATATTATTTCAGACAAAAATTAACTCCATCTAACGTTGAAGAAGATGTATTCTTTTTTTCATATTCTACTTCACCACCACATACAGGTAGTGCTGCTGGTATTACACCTCAGTTGATAGATTCAAATCAACAAGGAAACTTTATATCACCAAAGTATTCTGATGTTTCATTAGCTAATGCAAATGCAGAAGATTCAACACCTGGCTACAACGTTCAAGTTTTAAAATCAACTTCTACGGATAGTGGTTCTTTAGGTAGTGGTGATGTTGTTTCAACGAATGATTATCAGTTTGATTACAAAACAGGTGTATTACAATTTGAAACCGCATTAAGTTCAAATGTAAATGTGTATATGACTGCTTATCAATACGTTGGTGAGACACTTGCAGATGGTTTAAGTTTAAGTGGTACGGGTTCGTTTGATTCCTTAGAGGCTAATACATTGACATTAGGAACATCTACTTTCAATAGTGATGGTTCTGATGTATCTGTAACAGGTTCAAGTTTTGTTTTTAAGGCTACAGATAGTAGTGATTTACTAACACTACGTAATGATGATGATGAGTTGGTTCTTCAAGTAGATAATAAGGTAGTTGTTCTTGGAGCTAAAACAGGTGCTACACCTACTGCAGTAGCTGGAGGACTTTATTATAGTGGTTCAGACCATTGGTTCTTAGGATTTGAAGGAAGTGGACTACCATAATTTGTATGAAAATAATATTTATAGATAGACAGTTAATGTCTAAATTTAGGAGATAACAATGGCACAATGGCGTAAAGTAATAGTTTCGGGAAGTAATTCGGAACTACATCAGGTCACCTCAAGTGGTGGTATAGATATAGAAGGCACTAGTATAAGTGGTTCTTCAGTATCTACAGGTTCATTTGGGTACTTAAATGTACACGGTGATGGTGTATTTGGTGGAAACCTAACATTTGGTGATGCTAACACAGATTCAGTTAGTTTTGGTGCAGATATTGATTCTAACCTTATACCAAATACAGATGATACCTATGATTTAGGTTCAGCAACCCAAGCTTGGCAAGATTTATTTTTAGAGGGTGATATTACACTTACTGATGCCGGTACTGTAAAAACTTCAGCAGGTGCATTAACTATTGATGGTGCTGGTGGTGTAAATATACAAGAGGGTAGTGCTACTGTAATCTCGATTGATGATAGTCAAAACCTTACATTGAATAATATTAGTGGTAAGACTGTAAGTATAGGACATTCAACTTCAGAAACTACTATTGGTGATAATTTGACTGTTACAGGTGATGCAACAATAGGTGGCGACTTAGATGTAAATGGTACACTTACAACCATTGATACTACGAATTTAAGAGTTGCAGATAAATTTATTATTATGGCTAGTGGTTCAACAAGTGGAGATAGTGGTTTAATTGCTAGTACAGCAGCAAATGGTAGTGGTAGTGCATTTATGTTTGATGATAGTGCAACAAGATGGGGAATAACAGGAGTTGATGAAGTAGGTGATTCACAAACAACTGCTGTACCAAGACAATATGTTACTACAGTATCACAATCAGCAGTTGACCCAACAGGAAATCCAAATGATTTTGGAGCTGATGCTGCAACACGTAGAGGTATGATTCATATCAATACTGATACAGGTGATATTTTTATATTCTCATAAACTTTAAGAGGTTACAATGGCTGTAAAAGCTGGAAAGAAAAAAGTAGTTGTCGATGAGATGGCTAAGTTTGAAAAAATAGAAATAGAGTTTCTATTTGAGGTAATTAAAGAGGCGATGATACCTGGTAAATACTTACCTATAGCTACAAGGGCGGTAGATAAGTTAAGAAACCAATATCATTTGTTAGATAAGAAAGAGAGAATCTTAAATACTAAAAAAGGTAGTAGTGAGATTCTTAAAGAAAAGATTTCTAAAGCTCAAGATGAAATCGCTAAAACAAAAGAGATTGAAGGTGAGCTTTACTTGGAAGTAGATGAATAACTTATTGGCTCGATGTGTGGCAACGTTGGGAAGTGGGCTCGAAAGAGTAACCAACCGTAAGGAGATAAAATAGATGCCAAATTGGAAAAAAGTCGTAGTTTCGGGCAGTTCTGCTCATTTAAACCACGTTACCGCAAGTGGAAACGTAAGTGGTTCATCGGAATCAACAGCATCATTTGGAACATATTTCGGAGATGGTGGTAATTTATCTGGTATAGATACTGGCTTATCTTTAGATACTTTAGAAAGAGGTATTGTTATTGGAGATGGAACTTTCATAGGTATGAAGTTCATTACATCTGCAACTGATGGTGAAGTCATACTTGCTGAAGAATTTTAACATAGGAATAAAAAATGGCAAAACTACATAACGCCCTAACAGGAACAGATTTACACAATCCTAAAGGTATCGGAGTCGAGGGTACTAGTACGGTATTAGTTGTATCTCAATCAATTTACGCAGTGAGTGCAAGTGCGAGTATAGTACCTCACGCAGCTAACGAATACGACTTAGGAAGTGCTACAAGACCTTGGAAAGAATTATTTGTATCAACAAGTTCTATCAAATTTGTTACTTCTGACGGTGATGTCATATCAACAATGAAAGCTACAAAGGCTGGAGTTACCTTTACAAGTGGTTCTACAGGTGTATCAGCTGATGTTAGTGGTTCAACAATAAGTGGTTCAGCACTACATATAGAGGGTAGTGGAAAAATTACAGGTGATTTAACACTTGGTGGTAGTATCAATATAGGAGATGCCGATACCGATGATATCACACTTGGTGGTGAAATCAAATCAAATATTGTTCCTGATGCAGATGCAACTTATGATTTGGGTAGTTCAACTAAAGGTTGGAATGATTTACACTTAGGTAGTGGTGGTGTAGTTAATTTTGATGGTGGAGATGTAACATTTACACATAGTTCTAATGATGTGGCTGTAGCTGGAGGAACTCTTACAGTAGATGGTGGTGTTAAAGTAGATAACATAACTATAGACGGAACTGAAATAGATTTAAGTAGTGGTGATTTAACTATTGATGTTGCAGGTGATGTAATTATAGATGCAGATGGTGGAGATTTTAAAATTGATGATGCTGGAGTTTCATTGTTCGATGTATCCTCTACTAAGATTAGTGGTTCAGAAACCGCTACTGGCTCATTTGCTACAATAGAAACTGTTTCGAATGTAAGTTCTTCACAAAGTGCTACAGGTTCATTTGGTAGACTACAAACACATCAAGCTAATGCTAGTTTTGGTGGTAAAATATTAACGTTAGCTGGTAATCTAACCACATCAACGGGTGCTGGTACTATAGATTTTGCAGCTGATAAAACTTTAACTTTAAATGAAGATTTGACTGTTAGTGATGGACAGAATGTAGTATTAGCTGCAGCTGGACAAGCAAACACTTTCACAATGAATGAATCATTCACGATTGGTGATGGAAATAGTGGTACACTAACATATAGTGGGGCATCTAAAACACTTACGGTTGAGGATAACTCAACAATAAACCAAGATGTTACTTCAGATGCAAGTGTAACTTTTGGAGATGTAACTGCAGATGGTGGTGTGAGTATAGACAATATAACTATAGATGGTACGGAGATTGATTTATCAAGTGGTGATTTAACCATAGACGTAGCTGGAGATTTGATTGTAGACGTTGATGGTGGAGACTTCAAGGTTGATGATGCTGGTGTACATTTATTCGATGTAACTGCAACAAAAGTTAGTGGTTCGGCTACATCAACTGGTTCGTTTGCTAGAATAGAGACAGATTCAACAATTAGTGGTTCACAAGCATCTACTGGTTCATTTGGTAGATTACAAACTCATCAAGCTAACGCTAGTCTCGGAGGAAAGATAGTTACATTAGCTGGTAATCTAACAACCCAAAACAATAATTTAACAATCAATGCAGCAGATGCGGCTAGAACTCTAACGCTAACTGAAGATTTCACAATAGGTGGTGGAAATTCAGGAACGCTGACTTACAGTGGAGCAAGTAAAACTCTAACTGTAGCTGATACTACAACACTATCAGGTGGTGGTAACACACTTACATTAGCTGGTGATTTAACAACTCAAAATAACAATGTTATTATTAACGCAGCTGATGCAGAAAGAACCCTTACTCTAACTGAAGATTTCACAATAGGTGGTGGACACGCTGGTACACTAACGTATAGTGCTGGTTCTAAAACACTTACAGTTGAGAATGATTCTGCTGTAAACCAAGATTTAACAAGTGATGCTAATCCAACTTTCGCAGGTGGTACATTAGGAAATATTCAAGTTGGTGTAACAGGCGATCAGGAGATAGATACTTCAAGTGGTAACTTGATATTAGATAGTGCTGGTGGAACGGTTCAAGTTACTGATACATTAGATGTTGATGGAAACCAAACAATAAGTGGTAACTTAACAGCAGACCACGGTTCGAATAATTTCCAAATCACATCAACTAATGCAAGTGTTTTGGTTGAGGGTATAACGTTTACAGGAAACGATGTATTCATACCAGGTAATTTAACTGTATCGGGCTCACAAACAATAATTTCAAGTTCAGCTCTTGATGTTGTAGATATAAACATCACGGTTGGAAGTGGTAGTGAATCAAGTGCGGCACTTGATGGTGCTGGATTAACATTTGGTAAAGCTGATATAGCTAGATTACAATATGACCATTCACTAACAGCGATGAGTTCAAGTGTTGATTTCTACGCACCTAACGTTAGTGCTTCGATGGCTGGAACGGGTTCATTCGGAAGATTAGAAACTCATCAAGCTAATGCAGATTTAGGTGGTAAAATTGTTACTTTAGCTGGTAATCTAACAACTCAGAATAATAACCTAACTATTAATGCAGTTGATGCAGCTAGAACACTTACACTAACTGAGGACTTTACAATAGGTGGTGGACACGCGGGTACTCTTACATTTAGTGCTGGCTCAAAAACCCTAACTGTAGAAAACACTTCAGCGGTTAACCAAGACTTGACAAGTGATGCAAGTGTAACTTTCGGAGATGTAACAGCAGATGGTGGAGTTAGTATAGATAATATCACAATCGATGGAACTGAAATAGACTTGTCATCAGGTGATTTGACAATCGATGTTGCAGGTGATGTTGAGATAAATGCTGATGGTGGTGATGTAATATTTAAAGATGATGCAGCAGATTTAGCTACTATTAATGCAACTAAGGTTAGTGGTTCACAAGCATCTACTGGTTCATTTGGTAGGATTGAAACACATACTGCTGAGGTAAAAATAGGTGGTAATATTGTTACATTGGGAGGTGCTCTAACCACACAAAATAATAATGTAACTATAAATGCAGCAGGTGCGGCAAGAACTTTAACACTAAATGAATCTCTAACGGTTGGAGATGGTAATGATGGTACGGTTACATTTAGTGCATCTTCAAAAACATTAACGGTTGAAGATAATGCTACTGTAAGTCAAGATATGACTTCAGATGCTAACCCAACATTCGCTGGTGTAACTGCTGGTAATGTTAAAGTTGGTGTTACTGCAGATGGTGAGATAGATACTTCAAGTGGTAACCTAACTATCGATTCAGCTGGTGGAACTGTTACGATTGATGATGACTGTACGATATCTGGTACACTAACAGAATCCTCATCTGAAATATATAAGGAAAACATATCACAACTACAAAATGGATTGGATAAAGTGTTGATGATGAGAGGTGTAGAGTTTGATTATAAATCAGATAAAAGTCATTCAATCGGTGTTGTAGCTGAAGAAATTTCTAAAGTAGAACCATATTTATTATCGGATGATAAAAAATCTGTTTCATATACTAGAATAGTTCCACTTTTGATTGAAGCAGTTAAATCATTAAACAATAAGGTTGAAGAACAAAACAAATTAATTGAGAGTTTAAAGAATTAAATGGCAGTATTACAATCATCACAGATTACTGGTAAATTTGCAGTTACAGGTTCTCGTGACCAAACTTTAGTTCTTAAAGATTATGATACCACACAGCGTAACTCTTTACAAGCTGCTGCAGGTGCTATGATTTTTAACAACACTACAAGTGGTGTAGAATTTTATACAGGTAATGCTTGGTCCTCTGCTATAGGTAGAACAGGACAAACAGGCTTAACGGGTGCTAAAGGTTCTCAAGGTAATCAAGGTGCCAAAGGTCCTGCTGGTGCTGATAGTAACCAAGCGGGTGCTAAAGGTCCTACTGGCGATAAAGGTCCTCAAGGAGCAGCTGGTCATCAGGGTTTTCAAGGTGCTACTGGTCCTACTGGGAACCAAGGTCCCCAAGGTCCTCGTGATGGTAATAAAGGTGGGCAAGGTCCTCAAGGTGTTCAAGGAGCTACTGGTCCTGCTAACAATCAAGGTGGCGCTCAAGGTATTCAAGGTGCTAAGGGTCCTCAAGGAGCAGCTGGTCATCAAGGATTTCAAGGTGCTACTGGTCCAGCTGGACATCAAGGATTTCAAGGAGCAGGTGGTAACCAAGGTCCTAAAGGTCCTCAAGGAGTTCAAGGTTCTCAAGGTGGTAAAGGTCCACAAGGTGTGCAAGGTGCAGGTGGTCCACAAGGTGTGCAAGGTGCAGGTGGTCCTCAAGGAGTTCAAGGAGCAGGTGGTCCTCAAGGAGTTCAAGGTGCACCTGGCTGGCCGTATCAAGGTTGTAGTACAACTGATTCACCTCAATTTGCTTACATAGCAGTTGGACACGCACAAACAGGTGGTGGTGCTTATAGGTGTTGGATTGATGCTGATTATGCTGTACATCACTCTCAAATATATTCACCTAATAACTATGGTATGAATGGTAGAGCAAACAGCGCTTGTATGCAATTAAATAATTTAAGTGCGCAAACACAATTCGCTTTAAACAATAGTGGTAATGTTTACGCAGCTGGTAATAGATATTCTGATGAAAGAAAAAAGGTACAAATAGAACAATATACAGGAAGTTTAGGAGCAGATGGAAATGTATCAGGTTCTATGATGGATAGATTATCCACCTTAAAACCAAAGAAATTTAGATTTGTAGGACAGACGGATGAAAAACCAAGACAAGTTGGTTTGATAGCACAAGATGTTAGATTATCGTTTCCTGAATTGGTAGATGCTAGTAATGACGGAACAGGAAGTTTAGGTGCTGAAGATTATATGGCAGTAAATTATGTCGGAGTAAATGCAGTTTTATTAGAAGCTGTAAGAGAAATAAAAGATACAATTAGTTCAATTTCAAGTCGTGTAGCGACTTTAGAGGGATAAAGAAATGGCAGTATTACAAGCTACAGAAATATCAGGCTCAGTAACTTTAGGTGCGCCATTAGTAGTACCAAATATAAGTAACACAGCTATTGGTAACCTATCAGGTACTGAAACATCTTTGGTGGTACATAGTTCAGGTGATGGAGATTTATACAGGCACAACGGAAGTAGTGTAGTTCGTGGATTTGGTATTCAAGGTACGATAGGTGCTAAAGGTAATACTGGTCCAGGTGGTGTTCAAGGTTCTACTGGTCCTCAAGGGGCTCAAGGATTTCACGGAACTACAGGTAACCAAGGTCCTCAAGGAAACCAAGGTCCACAAGGTCCACGAGATGGTAACAAAGGTCCTACAGGAAACCAGGGGGTACAAGGAGCTACAGGTCCAGCAAATAATCAAGGTGGTGCTCAAGGTCCAGCTGGTCCTAAAGGTCCTACTGGCGCAGCGGGTCATCAAGGATTCCAAGGCGCTAAAGGTCCTACTGGTAATCAAGGTCCACAAGGTCCACGAGATGGTAATAAGGGTGGGCAAGGTAATCAAGGTCCTCGAAGTGGTGCTAAAGGTCCTCAAGGAGTACAAGGTGCGACTGGTAACCAAGGTCCTAAAGGTCCTACAGGCGGAGGTGGTAACCAAGGTCCTAAAGGTCCTCAAGGAAATACAGGTGGTAAAGGTCCTCAAGGAGTTCAAGGTGCTAAAGGTCCTCAAGGTAGTCAAGGTCCTAAAGGTCCACAAGGTCCTTCAAGTACAAATCAATCTATGAGTGGTGGTGATGCACCAAGCTTTTTAAGATTCGCTATCAATTCAAATAGTTGGCCATCAAGTGGTAGATTTCACGTAGCTAGAGCTGTAACTGATGCTGTTATTTTTGCAAACAGCACACCAAATGGTTTAAGGGTTGATGGTGGTGGTAATGGTGCTAATATTATTCAATGTTTAGGTCCTATCCCATCACCTGCAAACAGACATTGGGTTACCAATATAGGACAATATTACCATTCAGGAAATCGTTCTTCTGATGCTAGAATTAAAAAAGATATTGAAGAGTATTCTGGTAGTATATTAAATAACATAAATCAATTTAAACCAAAAACTTTTTTATGGAATACCGCTCCTGATAATGATGTTTCACATCAAAGATTAGGATTTATCGCACAAGATTATACAGCATCTAAATTTAGCGAGCTAGTAGATCGTGGTGAATTAAAACCAGGAGAAACTAAATCAACTGACCAGAAAATAACCGATGGTAATAAAGAATACTCAGGAAGTTTAGGTTTCAATTATGATGGAGCAGCTGCTATACTGATAAAAGCTGTATCAGAGAGTAAAGCTATATTAGATGATTTAAATGCGAGAGTAACCACTTTAGAGGGATAGTATGGCGATATTAAGAAATAATAGTCAAATTGCAGGAATTACATTATCAGCTGATGGAAACAGCGCTGGTTTAGTTGTTAATAAAGTAACTAATACCGAAATGGGTCAGATATCTTCACCCACAAAAGGTGCTATTATTTACAACACAACTGATAATCAGTTCTATAGATATACAGGTAATGCTTGGAGTTCACAACAAGGTGGGCAGGGTGCTGTAGGTGCTACTGGTCCTCAAGGTGATAAAGGTCCTACAGGTGTTCAAGGGGCTCGAGGTAATCAAGGTCCTCAAGGTGTGCAAGGTGCTATTGGAGTACAAGGTGCTACAGGTCCTGCGAACAATCAAGGTGGTGCTCAAGGTCCAGCTGGTCCTAAAGGTCCTACTGGCGCAGCGGGTCATCAGGGTTTTCAAGGTGCTACTGGTCCTACGGGAAACCAAGGTCCCCAAGGTCCACGAGATGGTAATAAAGGTCCTACTGGAAATCAGGGGGTACAAGGTGCCACGGGTCCAGCGAACAATCAAGGCGGCTCTCAAGGTCCTCAAGGTCCTGCTAACAATCAAGGTGGTGCTCAAGGTCCTAAAGGTCCTCAAGGAGTTCAAGGTGCAGGTGGAAATCAAGGTGCTCAAGGCGTTCAAGGTGCTACTGGAAATCAAGGTCCAACTGGTCCTGGTGGTAACCAAGGTCCTAAAGGTCCTCAAGGAAATCAAGGTCCTCAAGGAGGAGGTGGTAACCAAGGTCCAAGGGGAGTTTCACAACCAAGTAATAATTTAGGAACAGCACCTCAAGGTAGTTACGTTAACTTTACTAGAATAGGTTTAAATGTAGGTCCAACAAATCAAGGTGTAGATGCTAGAGGTGGTAATAACGCTGCTATATTTAGTTCAAATAATTCCAACTCAGGTGGTGGTTGGAGACAATATGTTAACTCCAACCCATACTCTTGGCAATTTAGAGGTGACCAAAATCCAGGAGTTACTCTACACTATTGGAAGAGTAACGGACAATTCTATCATAAGGGTAATATATCATCAGACCAAAATTTGAAAAAAGAAATTACACCTTACACTGCATCTGTATTAGAAACAAAACTTGGTGCTAAACATAGAGCTAGTAGTTTTATTATGATTGGAAATGAAGTTTCTAAATCAGAGTGGACTGCTTCATCTACAGATAAAGCAGAGATTGGGTTTATCGCACAACACTATACTGCTAGTGCACCAGAGGTTGTAGATATGGTAGATACAGGCTCTTTAGGCATACAAGAAAGAGGTGTAACTGCTATGTTAACTAAAGCGTTTCAAGAAATATCAGAATCGCTGACTAACCTTAATAATAGGATAAAAACTTTAGAAGGATAGAAAATAAAACGATATATATAGTAATAAGGGATTTACTTAATGGTTGTATACGATAACGGGTTTTATAAAATACATCTTGATTTTAATGATTCTTTTAGGCTAAACTTCGATACATATAATTTAGATGATGAATATAGTATTGAAGTTAGATATGGAGAAAAAGAATCTGAGCTAGAATCAATAAATTTTGATTTATCAGAATCACATACTATTAATGGAGTTAAGAAATATTATATTGATTGGCACATTGAAGTATATGAAAATGGTAATAAAATTGTAGATTATGATTTAGATTTAGAAGATAAAGATGTTTTAATAGATTTTATTTCTAAAAATTTGGGAGACACTACAATGTGGATTCCATATGTTGAGGAGTTTAGAAAAAAACATAATTGTAATCTATATTTGTTAACTGTAAATCATAATCTATTCTTAGATGCATATCCGTTTATAACGTTTGTTTCACCAAAAGATACAATTCCAAATTCTTTTGCTAGTTACTATATTGGTCCGATGGATATTCCAAGAACAAATGGAAATCAAGTTGATAGATATCTACCGTTAAAAAGAGACAAAACTCATTTTCAAGAAATTTGTAGTAGTATTTTAGGATTAAAACACAAACCTAACTTAAAAGCTCCGTTAAAAGTCTACAAAAATTTTAAAAAGGTTACTGATAAACCATATGTTGCTATAGCACCACAAGCTACTGCCAGAATAAAAACTTGGAATTATAATGGAACTGAGGGTTGGCAATTATTAGTAGATTATCTTAAAGAGAAAGGATATGAAGTTTTATATTGTTCTAAGGAATACGATGGTGAACGTGGTTTTAAAATTCCAAAAGGAGTTATAGTAAAAGATTCAGATACTTCTATAGAAGAAAGAGTATTTGATATACATCACGCTGAGTTTTTTATAGGAATAAGTTCTGGTTTATATTGGGTTGCTCACGCTTTGGGAAAACGTTGTATTATGATTACAGGACACACACATAAATACTCTGATGGACACGATGAAAAAACAGAACGTGTTTCACTAGAAAGTAACTCTGATATCTGTACTGGATGTTGGGGTGATATAAGTCTTGATTGGCACTTTGATAGTTGGTATTGTCCAAAACATCAAGAGGATGATTTTACTAATGAAGCAGATATGAGTGAGAGTTCAAGAAAGTGGGAGTGTACAAAAAGAATTACTCCTCAAATGGTATTTGATGCAGTTGATAGGGTAGAATCTTTTACAAAAAAGGTAAAGGTAAAACAAGAAAACTTTATAAGTTTAGGTATTAATTTAGGACACGATGCTAGCGCAGCTTTGTGCGTGAATGGTGAACTTATTACTAATATAGCACAAGAGAGAATATCAAGAATAAAACACGATAAGAATGAGAATGAAATTCCAAAGCAAGCTGTAAAATATGTTTTACATAATTCTAATATTGACTTACATCAAGTAGATAAAATTGTTTACAATGGAGCTGGAGAGGGTTGGGGAACAAGATATGTTAACTCTCAACTAAAAAAGTTTGAGGATGCTAATTGGGGGATAGGTAAAATTACTTATGGATTACACCATTTAATGCACGCTTATTCAGCATATTATTATTTTGGTGGTGAAGAGGGCACTTCTTTAATTGTTGATAATGGTGGAGATGTTGGTTATAGTTGGAGAACCTCAAGAGAAAACTTTAGAAATACAAACAATACTGAAGCAGAAAATGCATCGATATATGGAATAAAAGGTAATAAATTTGAAACCTTATATAAACACAATCACCAGTTTCTTGAACAAGAAGAAGATAGATTGGGATTTTCTTTAGGTGCATTTTATGATATTGCTTGTTCAATAACAGGCATAGGAAATGATGGATTTTCTGCTGGTAAGTTGATGGGGCTTACATCATATGGCGATGATAGTAAGTATTATGAAAAACTCTTACAGAAGTATATGTATGAGGAGTGTATCGTTATAGATAATAATGATTTTTATATACCAAGAAATTATCATAATCAAATGTTACCAACTTGGAATGTTAATGGATTTTACAATTATAGAAACACTTGGTATAATATTAATTTAGAAAATTCAGAATTTCAAGATAAGGCAAACTTTGCTCTTTGGGTTCAAAAAGAATTTGAGAGAGCTATTATGTTTTTAGTTAAGAAAGCAAAGATATTAAATCCAAGTGATAACTTGTATTTAGCTGGTGGTTGTTTTCTAAATTCAATAGTTAACCAAAAGATAACCGATAGTAATATATTTAAGAATGTACACGTGATACCTGCAGCAGATGATACAGGTATAGCTATAGGATGTGCATACTATGGTTATTGGAATCAATTTCTACCAAAAAATAATTGATTCTAAAATCTTTGATAATATTTATATAGTAATGGTTATAGGAAACCTAATATGAAAAAAGATGCTTACTTAGGAATGGTTTACTCTGATGAACAGATTATGGGTGCTATTCAAAAATATTGTGGTAATACAACCGATCGTTTTGGTGGTATTAATATGACATACGAAAAGTGTTCAGAAAAAACATTGTATAAAAAAGTAGCTAAACTTATTGCAGAACAAAATATAGTTGGATGGTTTCAAGGTGCATCTGAAACAGGTCCTCGTGCATTGGGTAATAGAAGTATTTTGGCTGATGCTAGAAGTTTTAGAATGAAAGATAGAATAAACGATTCGGTAAAACATAGAGAATGGTATCGCCCTTTTGCACCAAGTTGTTTAGAAGAAGAAGCTGATAAGTATTTTACACATAGTACAGATAGTCCTCATATGTTATTGATATCCGATGTAAAGCACGAGTGGAGAAGTAGATTACCAGCTATTACACATATAGATGGAACCGCCAGATTACAAACAGTATCTAAAAAAACTAATCCAAGATATTGGAAACTTATAAACGAATTTAAAAATATAACAGGCATACCAGTTGTTCTAAACACATCTTTTAATGATAATGCACAACCCATCGTAGAATCACCTGAAAATGCTATAGATTGTTTTGAAAATACTCAAATGGATTACTTAGTGATGGGTAATTACATTATAAGTAAGATGGATAGAAAATGGTATACCGATTACGTAAAGCCAAAAGATAGAAAGAGGAGAGTGGGCGTAGTTTGTTTTAGTTACAATCGTTCAGAGTACCTTGAGAAAACTCTCGATAGTTTAGTAAAAACAATGGATAAACGAGATAAACTATTTTTACTTGAACAATCATCCGATGCTGAAGAAAAGAAAAAGTGTTTGGAATTAACTTATAAGGCTGCTGAAAAAATAGATATTCAAATTATGGATATGCCGTATAATCTTGGATGTAGGTTAGGAACTAATAGAGTTTGGGAAACAGGATTCTTTGATGATTGTGAATATTATATGAATATAGACCACGATATGGTAATCAGAGAACCTCTAACTACAGGTGTAGAAAAGTTAGATTCATCACCTTACATTTGGATGGTTTCATATCATAATAGTCCTGAACACGATGTTAAAAATGTAGATGGTAATTGGGTGTTAAAAGACCATACACGTGGTTGTCATATGATGTTAAGAATAAAAGATTTTTTAGATATGATGCCTATATGGATGCATCATAATGGTGGACACGATAATTTAAATTGGCACGGTGGTTTAGATTGGTACTTAATGGATTACTCAGAGGTAGCTCCTGGTCCTGATATAAAAGAGATAATAGCAGTTTTGCCTGGCGCAAGTGAACATATAGGAAGAGATTCAGCTTGGCAAGGAGATTACGATGATGAGTATAGTGATGAAGTACAAAATTTATTTTTTAAAGCACAGAATGTAGAAGAGTTGTTAGAGTTTTACAGACCCGATAAGGTTTACGATGATGAATCTTATTGGTATGAGGAGGTGTATGCGGATATTATTAACAGGAGGTGAGGGGTTTATAGGTAACGCTTTAAAAAAGTCTCTACTTAAAAAAGCTACACAAGTAAGTTCTATAGAACAAAAGTATTGTGAGTACAAAGGTTACGAAACAACTTTGTTTAAAGCTGTAGAAGATTGTGATATCATATATCACGTTGGTGCTATATCAGACACAATGGAAAAAGATGTTAATAAAATGATGTACTACAATGTTGAGTTTAGTAAAGTCTTATTTGATTTAGCTAGTATCCTAAATAAAAAAGTAGTATATTCATCATCTGCAGCTTGTTATGGTACTGATGGTGTTCCAAGTAACTTATATGGTTGGAGTAAATATATAGCAGAAATATATGGTGTATCCACTGTAAAAGATTTTATAGCCTTACGTTACTTCAATGTTTATGGTAAGGGTGAATCACATAAAGGAAAAATGGCATCAGTTGCTTATCAGGCTATGAATATGGTGAGTGGAAATAAGGATAAAGAATTATCAAGGTATGCACAAAAAGAAAAGTTTAGATTATTTCCAGGCAATCCAAAAAGAGATTTTGTTTACATTGATGATGTGGTATCAGCGAATGTAAGATGTTTGGATGATGTACCAGCTGGAGTTTACGATGTTGGTTTGGGAAAGAGTAATAGGTTTGAAACTGTGTTAAAAACATTAGGGATTGATTATTACTATCACAATAAAGATATGATACCGAAAGGTTATCAGTTTGAAACAAAAGCGAATAAAAATAAATTTTTACCAAAGTGGAAACCTAAATTTACTTTGGAAAAAGGATTAATCGATTATAAAAATAAGTTAGGAGTCTAATAATGGCTGATAAAGAAAAAAAAGTAGACAACATAACGTTTACTGATGAGGAAGTAAATACACTAAAGCAAATTAGTGCAAACTATGTTAACTTACAACAAGTGTTTGGACAGATTGAAGTTCAGATGCTTTTACTTCAGAATCAAATGGAAGATTTAGAAGTTAGTAAGGAAAAAACTACTCAAGAATACAAAGATAATCAAGAAAATGAAAAGAAATTGATGGCTGAATTGGAAAAAAAGTATGGTGAGGGTAACTACGATCCAAAAACAAATACTTTTACACCAAATTCTTAAAAAAACTCTATAAATAGTTGTGTTTACAAAATTTACATACTATTTATAGGTAGAATTTTAGTTTTTCTAAAAAAATTTGTAAACCTCACTCACATTAGGAGAAAATAAATGGCTGAACGAATTGTTAGTCCAGGTGTGTTTACAAGGGAGCGAGACTTATCCTTTTTACCTACGGGTGTTCAAGGGATAGGGGCAGTAGTTGTCGGAGCTACTGAAACAGGTCCTGCATTCACACCAACGGTTGTAACTTCCGTAACAGAATTCAATGAGTTATTCGGAGATAACACAGAATCAAATATTAATTACTATGTACCTTTAGCTGCTAGAGAATACTTTAATGGTGGAGCTACTTCACTTACTGTAGTTCGTACATTACACTTAGATGGATACACCTATGGTAGTGGTCAAGTAAACTACTTGATGGCATCAAGCTCAATAGCTTACGCAGGCACTTTAAAGGAAAGTACAGGATCACTTTCTGCCGCTGCAGGATTAGCTGCAGTAGCTGGAGATATAGATAACTCTTTCACTTTATCAGGCTCAGCAGGTATCCCTCAGGTATTAGCAGTTCTTGCACCAGCAGAGGGAACACATAATGCTACCAATATAAGTGCTGTTGCATCAACACAATATAGTGCTAGTAAATTCTCATTCAGTATGGCTAATGGTGCATTTACTGATAATGATAATAAACTATCTTTTAATACAGGTGGTGCTACAGGTGGATATAGTTACATAGAAGATTTCTTTTCTAAGAATCCAAGAGCTACTAAGAATGGTGATAATAGCACGGCGTACTATTACTTACATAGTCATTTCCAATCTTCATCTGCTCACAGACTTAATTTTGACGGAGTTGTATCTGGATCACATCAAATAGTAAACTTAACAGGTTCATTGAACTTTACAAGTGGTTCTACTGGATTCAGTAATACAGGACAAGCTAACACTTGGACTGGTAATAAAGAGTTTAGTGCAGCTAGAACACCATATATCCAATCACAATTAATAGGTGGTGGACGTTCTAACTTGTTTAGAGTTTACACTCAAGGACACGGTACTCAAATGAATAAGAAGTACTTTGTTGGTATTAGTGATATTAAGCCTGCTAGTGAAATAGCAAACTCAGATTATGGTACATTCTCAATACAAATCTTTGCAGCACCAAAGGATGAGATGGATGATGACAGAAAAGCTCCTACCGCTAATAAGCAATTAGTACAAACAATTTCAAATTGTTCTATGGATCCTCTTTCTTCAGACTTCGTTGCAAGAAAGGTTGGTGATAAGTTTTTCACAACCGATTCAGCTGGTAAAGTATCTGAGTATGGGCAATATCCGCTAACACAAAATTATGTTCGTATTGGTGATTATGATGATTTAATTAATGATAACGTTCCAAAAGCAGCAGTTCCAATGGGATTTGATGCATTGAACATTACAGTTACACCACCAAGTTTGCATATGACTAAACCTCAAGGTGGAGTGATGAGCTCAAGTCTTGCAACTGTACCTACTGCTAGTTTCAATAGACAGCAGTTAAGTAAGAAAGACGGACAACTAAGTAAGAATCCTGAGTACTATGGATTTAACTTCCACGACAATGATAACTTACCTTACTTCGCACCAGTTCCTTACGGAACAAGTGGTGCTTCTACAGGTAACAACGTTACTATGTCTCTTGAAGATATGCTTGGAAGTGCAGATGTTGGTACGGTACAAGATACAAGCACATTCGCAAACGCAAGTACTAAAATTACTTTAGGGAATTCACACATCTCACAAAGGAGATTTGCAGTACCTATGCAGTGGGGATTTGATGGAAACAATCCACATACAGCAGTAAATACTGGTGTGGATATAACTGGTACTAACACATTTGGATTTAATATTTCAAGTACATCAGCAGCTGGATATACTGCATTTAAGAGAGCAGTTGACACGGTAGCTGATCCTGAAATAGTAGATTTCAATCTATTGTTAATGCCTGGTGTAAATCATAACCAACACTCAGCTATCACAAACTATGCTATATCAAAAGTAGAGGATAGAGCAGATGCATTCTTTATCCTAGACCCATCAGCATATGGTGATTCAATATCAACCACAAAGACTACAGTACAAAATCTTGATACTAACTACGCAGGTTGTTACTACCCGTGGGTTAGAATGCAAGGTAATATTGGAAGTCAAGTTTGGGTTCCACCATCAGTTGTAATCGCACACGCTATCGCTAATAATGATGCTGTAGCAAGTGAGTGGTTCGCACCTGCTGGATTGAACAGAGGTGGTTTGTCAATGGTGGCTTCGGCTGAAACAAAGTTGAGAGGTCCTGAAAGGGATGATTTGTACGACAATCGTATCAATCCTATTGCACACTTTACTAACATAGGGTATGCAGTATTCGGACAGAAAACACTTCAATCTGCTACATCAGCTCTTGACAGAATTAACGTAAGAAGATTGTTAATCAACGTTAAGAAGTTTGTGGCATCAAGTTCAAGATACTTAGTATTCGAACAAAATGATTTGACTACAAGAAACAGATTCCTAAACATTGTGAATCCATATCTTGAATCAATTCAGCAAGCAAGAGGATTAAGTGCATTTAAAGTTGTTATGGATGATACCAATAACACACCAGATGTAGTTGATAGAAATCAGCTTGTTGGACAAATACTATTACAACCTACGAGAACTGCAGAGTTCATCGTATTAGATTTTGTTGTATTACCTACTGGGGCAGCATTTCCTGAGTAATAACTTAATCTAAATTAATGTGTGCAAGAAACCCCTTTAACGAGGGGTTTTTTGTTTTATTTACTATTTATTTTATGAGTGATAGTAAGATAGTAAAACTATGAAAAAACTATGAAAAACTATCAAGGTACAAATAACTGAAATTGTTAGATAGCTTATATTTATAGATAGAAGTAAATATAATTTGGAGATAAGTAATGCCAGACGTTTTATCAGCACAAGAAATATTTTTTACAACCTTTGAACCAAAGGTTAAAAATAGGTATATATGGTACATTGACGGAGTACCATCTTTCTTAGTAAAAGCTGCAAGTCGTCCAAGTGTACAGTTTGAAACTATCACACTAGACCATATCAATGTAAAGAGATACCTAAAAGGTAAAGCAGCTTGGCAACCAATCGAGTTGACACTATACGATCCAATCGTTCCAAGTGGCGCTCAATCAGTTATCGAGTGGATTCGTTTGTCTCACGAATCTGTAACAGGTCGTGATGGATATGCAGATTTTTATAAAAAAGATGTAACATTTAATATGTTAGGTCCAACAGGTGATATTGTTGAAGAGTGGCAATTAAAAGGCACTTACATATCACAAGCTAATTGGAATACTTTAGAATATCAATCAAATGAAGTTGCTGATATCACAATTCAGTTAACTTATGATTACGCAATACTTAACTTCTAATAGGAGATAATAATGAGTGAATGGCTAGCGGCAAATTGGGAATATGTTTTGGTAGCATTTTATGCAATCGAGAAGATTGTTAAACTTACACCAACAAAATATGATGACATCTTATTTGATGCAGTTCTCAAGCCAATCAAAGAAAAAATGATGCCAGGAAAAAAATAAGTTTTTTTCAAGAATAACGGTTATACTTATAATTGGTTATAATTTAAATCAAGGAATCGTTTATGGCTAATAGTAGCTTCCCTACGGAATTTGTAGACTTACCATCTCAAGGGCATTTTTACGCAAAAGATAACCCATTGTCAAGTGGTAAGGTAGAGATAAAATATATGACGGCAAAAGAAGAGGATATTCTTACGTCAGTCAATCTAATCCAACAAGGTACAGTCTTAGATGTTTTGTTAAAAGAACTCATCGTAGATAAAAGTATTGACTTAGATACAATGTTGTTAGGTGATAAGAACGCACTTTTTATTAGTGCAAGAATTTTAGCGTATGGTAATGATTATGAATTTAGTGTTGGTAATGAAACAGGCAAAGTAGATTTATCACAAATAAAAGCTAAAAAAGTAGATTTTTCTAAATACAAAAAAAATGTAAATACTTTTGAGTATGAGATTCCATCTGCTAAAAGAAAATTAACTTACAAATTGTTAACTCAAGCTGATGATTCAAAGATTCGTGAAGAAATAGAATCTCTTAAAAAAGTAGGAATGAGTGTTGATAGAGAAGTTAGTACAAGACTTAAATACCTTATAACTTCAGTAGATGAAAAAACTGATAAAAGTTACATAAATAATTTCGTTGATAACGAATTCTTATCACGAGATACACTTGCTTTCAGAAAACATATAATTAATATGACACCTGATTTAGATATGGAAGTTGAAGCTGAAATGTCAAGTGGAGAAAGGAGAAAGATAACGGTCCCGATGACCGTTTCGTTTTTTTGGCCTCAAACCTGATGATTCGGTAAACATACACGAAGAAATATTTCAACTAATCTTTAACACCAATGGCGGCTTTACATTTAGAGACTGCTATAATCTACCCACCTATCTAAGAAAATTCTATCTTAAAAGAACTATAAAAGAATATAATGATAGAAATGCTGAAATTGAAAAACAGCATAAACAGATTCAAAAGTAATCTTTCTTAATATTTATATTAAACAAACCGAAAGATTATTCTATGTCCAAAAAACAAATTTCAGAAGGTATTATTGATAAAGTTCTTGAGAAAATCTTTGGTAGTATTGCCAAAGGTGCTCAATCAGCTGCTATCGGTAAACTAAAGAAAGACAATCCAGATTTAGCCAAAGACATAGAATTTGTAGAGAAAAAACAGAAAGAAATCAGAAAGAAGATGATTAAAAAGTATGGTAACTACGCTGATTATGATAAAGCTGTTTTGAGTAAGTATGGCATAAAATAAATTAATTAGGTTTTATCTTGGAATAAATTATGGCAGATAATCTAAATGATACCAAAGATATTGTAGCAGAATTAGAAGAACTTCTTGGTAAGAGTGTTGAACACGCTAAGAAGTTACCTATGTTTATGCGCAAATTATTGGGCATAACTGATGAAGTGGTTCAATTAGAGGAAGAAATAGCTAGGTTGAAAGAAGAGGGTGCTGAAGCGGCTGATGAAGAAACTGATTCTACAAAGAGAGGTATTGAAGGAAAACAGGCTGCTAGAGATTTGATACAAGGGCAACTACAATTTATGAGTGGATTTGTAGACCAATCTAAAGCTGCTGTAGCTACAATAACTAGGATGGTTGGAGGATTGGGTTTTGTAAATGCGGTATTGCTTGGAATAGTAGCTTACGCTGCTGATTTCTTACGAACTATGAGTAAAGTACGTGAGGAAATTGGTGGTAGTGTATTACAAGCAGCTGAACTGGCAGTGGAAATTCAAAGAGCACAAAGATTTAGTGCTTTACTATTCTTTGATGGTGAGTTAGTTAGAAAAACTGCTAAAGCTATTGTAGATGAATTTGGTACATTAAATGCAGTTACTGCTACAAGTGTACAAAACATAGGTGAATTTGCAAAGTTAAGTGGCGCTAGCGTAACCGATGTTGTTAAGTTAGCCAGATTGTTTGATACGTTAGCTATAAGTTCAGAGGATGCTGCTCAAAATCTAAAAGATGCATCGTTTGAAGCGGGTATATTAGTAGACCAGGCTTTTAATGAAATAGCAACTCAAGCAGAATTTTTTGCTACATTTACAGACGAGAGTGCTAAAAATATTCAGAACGCTTTAGTGTTTGCAAAACAATTAGGAACCACGTTAGAAGCTACAAATAGAATATCAGAAAAACTTCTTGATGTTGAAAGTGCTATAACAAATCAATTTAAGTTATCAGCTATACTTGGTAGACAAATAAATGTAGAGGAAGCTATAAGATTAAACTTTCTTGGACAAACAGACAGAGCTCAAGAGGTAGTAGTTTCACAAATTAGACAGGCGGTTGCTGAGTTAGGTGGATTTAATAGATTATTACCTATACAAAGAAGAGAATTAGCTACAACATTTGGACTAACTGTTCCTGAATTATTAAAAGTAGTAAGTGCAGATGTAGGTGGTACTGCTATAGGCGCAGTTGGAAGAACATCCGTACCTTTACAAGTTC